AAATCGAAGATTGAGATTATAGCCTGCACCACCCTCCCTCTCTTTGCCTTCAAAATAAATGTGTAACCTTAAACCTGCATCATTAATTTTGATGTAATTGATTCGGTTGGTATTTATTAGAAACTCTTCATGTTGAATAAACATTATTTTTATCCTTGGAATAATTAAAAATAATATATATCAATTGATCATCTGCACCAATAGAATTACATAACTTACAAAATAAAAATTAGTTATTTTTCTTTTAACTACAAACACAACTAATCCACTTGATAAAGTACGAACCATATCCCCACAGAGCTGTTCCAAAAATCATATAACATACCCCAAATATTTCATCTTTCTCAATCTCTCGAACTTTTCTACGTTTTTCTTCATCCGAGTCACTAGTTGCAAACACTCCACCTGAACGTGTAGCTAAAATATATTTACTTGTCGTATTTAAAGGTTGATTTTTACCATCTATCTTTTGTGTTAAATGAAATATAGCTGTCATTTTTATATTTAAAAATAAACCCGCCACTGTAAACAAAGTACCCGATGAACTAAAAAAATTCTCTACTTGAAGGCACAGCTCTACCCATAAAGAAAAAAACATAAATGAAATGCAAAATATCAAAGCATTATATCGATTAAAAAACATAAATCTTATTAAGGATATAAAGATACTTCTTAACATAAAAAACTCTCTAAATTCATTATCTTATGATTTTAAATCAAAAAATAATGAAATAGGGTAATTTTCTTAATCATTTAATCCTAATTTTTCATAACATTACAGCAAGCTCGTAAATTCTTAATACGTTCTTTTATCCTGATCATTATGCGATCAATTGTAATAGGCTCATCACGTGAAGAACCTGATCTAGATAAAGTTTGATACTTATTGAGCTCATCACAGCAAAAGTTGAGGGATATTTGTGCTTCTAATTTATCTGTTATACAAGCTCCAGAATTAAGGAGCACCACTCAATCAAATGACCGAGAGGTGCTCTAATTCTGCTTAACAATTACTTTTAAATAGCAGGAATCAATGCAATAGACGTTTGAATGACTTCATTACTGTTTTGGCAAACGAGAGTGATATTGAAGTAAACATCTTCTGCAAACGCTGTAATTGTTTGGTTATAACGATGAATTTCAGTTAAGCCATCAACTGAAGTAATCACATGCTCAATTTCAGTTGCCGACACATATTTCATTGAATACTTAATTGGTAAGTTTTGTGTATTAAACAATGTATCTAACAATGAAAAGAAGTCATTAGTTCCATCAACTGTATTGTTATACCCAATATCAGAACCACCTAAATCGTAACTGTCAAAAGTAGCCTGTAAACGAACACCACTATGGACGTTACCTGTAGCACTTAAGAAGTTCTCAGCCACAACTTCAAGCGTATCGCCAATATTAGCTTTAGTAGCTGCATGGTAGCCGTACATGATCAGAGGTGCTTCAGGCGTACCAAAATCTAACGGTTCACCTACTGGAGTTAAAACACCATTTTCATATGTACAGTTATTTAAATACCAGTCAGAGGCTGGAGGATTCGGAAGACTAGTTACACCAATAACAGTAAAGCCGGGTAATGCATTAATTGCTTCAACATTACTCAACACTTGGTCATAGCTAGTCGAATCATCAATTTTAACAAGCACTGTATGACCAGCAGGTAAGTTTGTATTTGTTAAAGTTTCGATTGTTGCTTGCTTTGGAGTAGTAACCATTAAGGTTTCCTCATAAAAAAAGCCCTATCATTTTTAATTGATAAGGCTTGCGTGGTAGAAACTGGAAAAGAAAAAGCCCCGCTAATAATCGATAACTAGCGAAGCTTTTTTGTGCCGTAATAAATCAGTCAAACTAAAAAAACGCACATCTTAATGATTGTTTTTAGATATTTATTAAAATTATTTACTTGGAATCCAACAATTACCTGTTTTATTGTTAAATAAAACTTCTTTTCCTTTATAAGTAACAGGGCAAGCTGCTGCTGCATGAATCCAAAGTGGTTTAATATTACTAATTGGAGTTCTCGTCGAAGTCCATGTTCTTTCTTTTTCGCCAGGACCAATCATCCAAGCTTTATTCGAATAATTACACTCACTTGAATACTTGTGATCGCTATCATTATCACACCAAAAAGCGTTTATTGGTTGAGTACAAATATTTTTTATCGAATACCAATAATAATATTTTTTATGACTCGGATCTTGAGTATCCATTGGACTTACATCTACAACTTTCATACATTTTGTAATTCTAGAAACTGTAATAGTTTTAATATTACTAGGTAATTCTAAAGATTTTTCTACTAAGAAATTAAAATTATCCTTATGTAATTGTGGATTTGGACGATCATCTATAGAACTATTTTCATTTTTAGAAAATGAAGTATCTACATTTTCATTAACTCCAAGAATTGAATTATATGATTCACCATTAACCCGCCTTTGTGCTGCATCAATCATACAACGATAATAAGCTAATTCAGTTTTCCTTGCCTCTCGGCTATTTTCAGTATATTTAAGAAAATTAGTCATACTTTCCAAAAGGATTTGTCTACTCCTAATATCATTACTCTTTAATTGACTGTCATATGCAACGCCATTGCCATGCAAACTCCCATCTTCATAAATTGCAATTCCGATTGGAGTTCCTTCTTCTATAGCCTCTTTTTGACATATCATTTTATTCTCAGCAAATGTTTGTTGGGATAAAACAATACATACAATTGGTAAAAAAAATTTTGTTATCATTTGGAAAATCCTTTTCTAATGATTATTAAATTAAATATAAAATTTTTTTTTCAAATATTCCATAAGTTATTTTTATTTAATTCAATACTCTAAACTATTTGCTAATTTAAAAAAATACTCATTAATTCTTATTAACTCACCATAAATAAAAAGCCCATCATCAGATGAGCTTTAATACCAGTGAACTACTTACACTTCGAACACTATATCACGAATATGCCACACCCTGTATTTACAGTCAAGAAGATTGATTTTCCACTACTACGATCTTTATAAATTTATCAATTGTAAAATGTGGATAGCGAGATTTAACAAAAGCCAAACCGCATTTAATGTCCTGCTGTATTTGTGAACCATAAGTATCATTACTTTTTGCGATGTCTCGAATAGACTCACCCATTACATAATGCCACCAGATTGCCCCGATCCATTCCTGAACAACCTCATCCTCTATTGATTCAAGATCATTAATAATTTTATGGATTGCCCTTGCTTCATTATCATTTAATTGACAGCAAGTACCCTTACGGCGAGTACACAAGCGATCTTTTAAAGTTTCATCACTCATGTATATTGCCATAAGCTTTTCACGTTGCTTTTGAGTGATGCGTTTAGTCGGCATAGTCTTCACAATTCTAACCATTGTTTCAGTATCGCCATTTAGCCAAGCTCCAAGTTGGCGGCACCATTCTTCAAAACTATACTTAGACCAATCGACTGCTTGTAAAATGTGTTGTACTGGCATATTCATATTCATCCCACCAATTGCTCAATTTGTTTAATCGCCAAACCTGACTTAACTTGCTCAGTACTGAACCGTAAAATTGTAAAACCCAACATTGCCGCCGAGTTATATTTCTCCATATCTCCGATGTAACCTTTGCCCCTTGTGTGACGTCCACCACCTGCCATCCAGATACCACCTTCAACTTCAACCAAAATCTTTGTACCCGTTATAAAAAAATCAGCTCTCCATTTACGTTTGGGATGGAATTTATATTCCTGTTCAAAACCAATCTTGTGTGACTTTAAGTGCTGAACAAGCATTGCCTCACCTTCACTTACAACTCGTTCTTTTTTTACTGAAACACGGCGCTTAGTTTTGCTACGTGGTTTTGCATAAAGACGTTTGTAATCGGAAAGGCTCATTGATGACATCAAGCACCGCCCTTTAATAAATGATCCAATTGATAAGCAATACCGTTATAGACACGTGATTTATCCAGATCGCCCAATAGCGTTAATGCGCGGGCATCCTGTTTATACTTCTTAGCAAGGTCTTCAATGGCTCCTCTCAGATCCACTAATGAATGTTTTTTGATTCTGCCCAGACTCTCAAGTTTTCTTGATTCTTGTTCATTAGAGTCTTTGACCATTTCTTGAAAACACTTTTGACGATCTAACTCTATGGGCTTGATTAAATCTGTTGAAATAAGTTTTGCCATTTCACGTCGCTGTTGCTCAATCCATTTAATGTCCATTCTTCACCTCAACTTGTTCTTTTCTCGCCAACCACCACAAAACCACCGCACCGCTAATAGCTGCTGTAAAAAATGAAATGAGTAAACCCCATGCTAAAATTTCGAATTTGCTCATGCAGCTTCTCCTTTGCCCTTAGATTGAAATCCAACTTGAATGAGGTAAGGCATTAATTTTTGTTGTTGCTCAGGATCTGCGAGTTTTACGGCGATACGTGCTGTGAGTTGATCGTAGCTTTCCCCTGCAGCTGCAAACTGGCTTGCGAACTCAGGATGTTGTGAGAGTTTTTGAGCGAAGGTGTGAACCTGTTTGTCGCTCAACTGGTGCGGTGCGCTCGGCGAGCATCGAACTTGTGATCCAGAATTTCTGAAAGGTGCCTGTTCACGTGCTTGGTATTTCGCTAACGCATTCAGCAACCAATCGACAAAGTGGTAATGCATGAGTTCATCACAAAGATTCTTTTCAGCGTTGTAGAGTTCAAATGCTCTTAACTCCCGATCGAACCAATTTGCGTTTTTGATTTGCTCGTAGGTTTCCTGATCAGTTGCCAAAAGAATTTCTTCACCAAGTTTTTTTAAACTTAACCATGTTTTTTTATTTTTAGATTCATCTGATAGATTCCCTGATAGGTTCTGTGTCCCAATATTGGGACTGGTCTCGGTACCGTTTTTGGGACTGGTTGCGGTCCCATTATTGGTACTAGTACCGTTTTTGGAACCAGTACCGAAATTGGAACTAGTTCCGTTATTGGTACTAGTCCCATTTTTGGGACTGGTTAAATCATTTTCTTCACGGCCCATCACACCAATTAACTGGTAAACTTTCACACCATTCCCTGTGATTTCACCTGTAAATCTAATTAATGAAATTGCCTCAAGCTCATCTAATACTTTGATCACTGTTTTACGGTTAAGGACAGTGTCTTTAACCATTCGTTTAATGCTTGGGTAGCACTTGTGAGATTCCCCCGCTCTATCAGCCAAGGCTAATAAAACGAGTCTTTGACTTGAGGTTTTAACCTCTGCTTTAAAAGCCCAAATGGTTGCGTCCAGACTCATTACTCACCAACCTTAGGCTTTACATATCCGCCCATGTATTCAATCTTTTGAGCCTTATACAAACTCGTTTCGATTTCCCCTGCCAAATACAAAGTAATGCGGCCACGTCGAGCGAGTTCTTGTCTAAACTCTTCTCGTGTTATGGCTGCATTGTCTTCGTTGTATCCACGCTTACGGAGATTTGCTTTGTTTTGTTCAAGCATTTTGTTTAAGAGATTAAGAGCTGGCTCATACCAAGACTGAATGCCTGCTCTCTGCTTATGCTCAGGAAGGTGTTTAAATTGTTGATTCATGACACCTCCGCCCGTGCTAATTCTTCTGCAGTTAATCGGCGTTTTACTTCTAACTCAGCAATTGAAGCCGATTTAAAGAATTGAACTGGTAGAGCTAACTGCTTCCCGCATGCTGACTTAACGAAAAGTCGTTTAGGTGTGCTGTAGTAAAATCCAAACACTTCAAAAATTTCGTTATGATCCAGTTCATTAACAACCACCATGTCACCTACAAGAAATTCTTGTGAGTTGAGTTCAATTGGTTGTTCTGATAAATTAGTTTGCATATTCATTGGTTCCTAAATTGATGAATTAAGAAGCCTGATCCACGAAATCAGGCTTCTTTAATATCCAAGCTTTTCCTTTTGACCGCTGATTTCGTCATGAAATAAGTCATCAACCGTTTCGATACGGTTCATCCAACTTTTAGACATAACTAAAAGTGCAGCTACCCTTTCTTTATCAATGCTTTGATAATCCTTAGGTACAACCTTTAATCCAAGTAGACTCAACAACTCGCAAAACATTTCAATTTCATTCAAACCATTGTTTTTCTTATCTGTTTTAAGGCGAGTTATAGTGCTTGGATCAACCTTTAGGTGTTCAGCAATCTCTTTCTGATTGCTCAAATCAAGACCATGCAATATGCGAGATGCATCATTTCTGGCGCTTGCAGTGAGTTCGATTGATAATTTGCTCATGGTTTTTCCTAAGCTGTTTTTGATGTACCTAAAAAGAAATCAAATAGGCTTTCGTGAGTTAATTTTTGATTGCTTGCGTCAACCATTTTTTGAATGGTTTCCATTCTTGGTTTTTTGCGAGCATGGATTAAATGGGTTTCCATATATCCATATGAAACTTCTGCTTCTTTACAGAATTTGAGACGGTCACTCTCACTTAATCCTCGCCAATAGCTATGAAGAGTAAGCATAAATACACCTCACTGGTAATTTTATTTAATAAATATACCCACAAGGTAAATAAAATACAACCTGCAAGGGTATTTATTTTTTCTACCCATTAGGTATTTTTGAGTTCAGCGCTAGAGGTGAATTGAAAAAATGAGTGAATTAAAAACTATTCATGAAATTAGGCTTGGAAATACAAGAAAATTAATGAAGGAATCGGGACTAACTCGTTCTGAATTCGCCGAAAAAATTGATATGTCTTATGGATTGGTTAGCCAATACATTGGAAAGAATCCAACAAAGAATATTGGTGATGAAACTGCTTTAAAAATTGAAGAAGCTTTTAATAAGCCGCGTGGATACCTTGATCAATCTGACAATCAAAATGAAAATGCATACCAATTAGATGGTACTGCTAGTTTTAAGCAACTCGACATAGAAGCATTTAAGAAAAAATATAATATTCCTGACAGCGAAGATGCTGTACTTTTCTCAAATGTTATCGAAAAACCATTAGTTATTTCAAAAAGATGGGTTCCAGTTAAGGCATACAGTAAGATGGGCATGGACGGTTATTTTACAGACATGGGGTATGATGGAAATGCTGGCGATGGGTACGTTCCAACTCACACTGCTGGTGATCGATCGTATGCAATTAAAGGAACTGGCGACTCAATGTATCCCGCTATCCGTAACGGCTGGTATGTAGTATGTGACCCAGATGCAGAATTGACGCCGACTGAATTTGTGCAAGTTTGCTTAAAAGATGGTAGATGCACAATTAAAGAATTTATTGGCATTCATAATAATGTTTTAAATCTTTTAGCTGTAAACGGCGGTGAACGCTTAACTTTTGATATGGATGAAGTCGAAAGTATTACTGCTATTACTGATATTGTGCCTCCTAGCCAACACAGACAACAGCATCCAAAAGCTCATTAATTAATTTAATAAACCATTATTTAAGCCCACCATTTGGTGGGTTTTTTTATGTCCTTTACATTAAATACACCTAGCAAGTAAAAAATTAATTAATTAATTTCACCTCACAGGTATTTACTTTATTTTACCTTGCAGGTATATTTTTCTCACAGACAATAAAAAAGCACATCGACTCTCTTACCTTCCGATGTGCTTTTGCAAACTGCGAGATAAGTATGAACGTAAAAACAAACCCTTTCAACTCCTTTGCATTTGTCAGCATGGCTGCTCTTGCAATCTCAGGTGGTTCTTTAGTCGCTTGCCAGCTTCAACCAGCTATGCAAGAA